GCCGGTGTTTTTATTTATCGTGATATAGTTGTCTGACCGCGCCCGGATCTGAAGGTGGGTGTCAGTCCGGCGGATGGATGCCTCGTTATCCACCCATAAGATCCCGTCTTCGGTGTTTTGAAGCGGGAAATAGACGTCCTTGTTGGAGACCTCGGCCAATAAGCGTTCCCCGCCACCTGGTAGGCACTGGAATAAACGAAAAAGTCCAACTTCCGAGCTGCGGTCTTCGTCGCCGATGTAAATCTCGACGTCGGCCACCTGCTCCCCGTTCAGGTCGCCCCGGCCCATCCAGATGAGAGGCCCGCCTTTACTCTCAAGGGCATACCGACGGTCAGCATCAATAAATAGAAACCTGTAATCAGACGTGCTTTCCGACGGCGGACCTGCTAAGGCGGTATACCCCGCAACTCGGTCCAACCTCAAGAGAGGGTCGACGTGAGTTTCTGCCGGATCGATAAGCCCGATTCCGACAATATCTCGGGCACCAATTGCCAGAAAGGTTCGATCATCCTGAACCACACTAAAGATCTCCCCGCCGAGATGCGGCACAACACCTCCGGTGTCATGGGAATAAGGCCATATTCGGATTTGATGGCCCCCTACTTCAATCATTTTCTGCCCATCAAAATAAGACGTCACCCGCCCATCGTAAAGGGAGAGAATTTTCTCTCCCTCGTCGTCGCTGGTCGTGCTTCGGATCTGAACCAAGGAAGCATTCAGTGTTCCGGCGGTGATGAGATCGGCGGTGAAGCCTCTACCGGTACCGAAGGCCCTCCATTTGAAGTCGTTCGCGACGGGGTCCCACTCATCGGCAATGGCCAGCATCCCACCTTTTAATTGGATCGCGCTGGTGGGATTTTGGTCTTTCGGACGATCTGTGACTAAGATCCCATCGGTCGGAGAGATATAGGCGACCCCCGGCGTCCGGCGAAGTTCGTCGGTCAGCGTATTGATAGTGGAGTCTAAAAGTGAGATCGAGTCACCGATTTTAACAGCGTCGCGGGCATTCCGGTCAGCCCGGTTAACTATGTCAGTCAGGGTGGGCACCACCTGACCGATTGTGAGTTCCGTCTGCTCCGGATTGCGGAGCGGGATTTTACGCTCGATGACCCGCGCCTTAAACTGCAATGCGGGCTGGAAATCGTCGTCGATCACCGTTACCCAATCACCGAGGCGAACCGCTTCATGGCCCCGGCCCTCAGTGTATTCCAGGTCAACCATGCCTACTTTGTAGTTAACCTGAGGCGCTTTTCTCTTTTGAAGCTCTTCCCAAGTAAGCCGTAACAACTCTTCCGGGTCCTCGATGTCTTCGAACACGACGAAGTCGAACCGATGGACCGTGCCTCCCCGCAACCCCCATACTGCCAGCGCTTCCGGGTCCCCGACCCATTCCTGGCCGAGCGGCTTATCCACCGGGTCTCCATTCTCGATTTTCCATTCGACGTCAGCAAAGGAAATCCGGCGGCCAAAACCGCCGGTATCCTCCTTCTCCTCCCCGCGGCCATACCCATACAGGGCAGTGGCCAGCGCGGTGATGTCCTCCTCCCCCTCCAACGTCCTCATGTTTTTGCCGACGGTAACGCGGATTCCATTATCCGTGCCGCGCTGGCGGAGGAAGTCGACGTACCGGCCGGTGATCCGACGACCGTCGTGCTCGATGCGGAAGCGAAATTCTCCGCCCCAGGTCTCGACCATCTTCTGAAAGGCCGACATGGCAGTTTCATGATAAAAGTTGGTTGAGGCTTCCGGGAATCCGCTGTCGACTTGGCCCACTCGCCAGAAACTGTTTTCCAGGGCGGCGTTCAGGGCATCGAGGGGGTTATTAGGCCGACGGTCGATGATGGGCGCAGCGTTCAGTTCATCGACTGCCAAATCCTCGCAGTAAAAATAGCGGTATCGGGTCCCGCTATCATCGAAGCCATTCCGATGAGTTTTAATCCGGAAGGCCCGGTAGGGTCCTTCTGGCAGCTGGAAGACGACGATGTGGCCCCGCACGACGTTTGCCGCGCGGGGATGATCGCCAGGCATAGAGAACTCCAGCTTGTCGGTGCCGTTTAATACCTCGGTAAAAACGGCGTCGTAAAACGGCAGCCCATCTCCGAGCACTTCGACTAAGGTATCTTCTTCAGAGAAAACCCAAAGGTTTTCGATCATTCATTTCCACCTCTCCGCCCATTCCATAGTTACAACCGGCCCGAATTTCGGCGACACCTCGAAGCGGTTGACTCCTTTGGCCAATTTAAAAAACCGGCTATTGATGTTTAAGAATGTTAGCCGGTGGATTCCGTTTAACCGAATGGACTCGTCTTCATGGTCGATTTCGATCTCATCTCCAGGTTGGAAGCTTCCTTGCAGGAGGATAAACTTTCCGGTCTCTAGATGGGTAATCCGGAGCTCCTCCACTGCTTCTGTCACCTCGACATGGAACCTCGGCAGCCCCGGCGCGGAGCCTTCGTAGGTGATTTCGGTCTGGGCAGCTTCGCGCACCAGTACTTCTAGCCGACTGATGATCGGAGAGGCGCTGGCGTCGGAGGTGCTTAACGTTAACCGGACCTCCAGCGTGGCTCCCTCCGTCCCTCTTGCTCCAGGGATCTCGCCGCCGTTCGTTGCGGGCTGCCACTCGCCGCCGTTTAAACGGGTTTCAACTGTGAGGCCCTCAATTTCATTCCAGTTCCAGGAGATGATCGAATCGCCAACCTCATTCGCTTCTTCCAAGGGGATTGGAGGCGACATCCACTCTCCGCTAGGAACGTAGGCGGCTCGAAAACCGAAATCCAATCGGTCTACCGAAGGAGTGAGGGCGATATCGTCGGTCAAAAGCTCCACCCGGCATTGGAACTGAGCTGTTGTGAGATCGGTGTCGGGGTCAATGCCAGGAACCATCGACCCGCTTTCTGAGACCTCTTCCCAGGACGTCCACCCGGTTCCGAAATCGAACCTAGTATAAATCTTTACCGAGGTCCCTGCTGGAACCGAATCCGCCACCCAGGAGATGAAGGATTGCCGCGCCCTACCAACCGGCGAAAGGTCAACCGGCTCGGAATCCCAGTACCCGCTGGTATGGTAAGCACTCGGAATCGACAAGTGCAGGCGCTCGAGATATGGCCAGTACAGCGGGTCTCTGGATTTCAAAATGGCGCGGAGCTTGATGGTCTTTCCGGTTAAATCATCTCCCTTGGCGATTTCGGGGATCGGCGCGCCTCCTTCCATAAAAGGAGAATCTCCGTTATCTGAAATGGGTTGCCAAGATCCTCCGTCGATCTGATATTCAATGTCGATCTGGAAATCATCTGGGTTGGAGCCGGTGAAACCATAAGCCCAATTTAAAGTCGCGCCCTGAGCAGTCCCCACTTGAGAGAGTTCGAAGGTCGGGGTTTCGAAGAGGCCATCCCACCAACCGGTTTCCGGCGGCGGCCCTTTGTCATACCACCAATCGATGTAGATCGGTCCGATATCGAAATCGCCGCGGCCCTCATTCTGGATATCGAACTGGATTTGGTTAGCAACTCCGCCCCCGGATCGGACTGGGAGTTGAGCGATTTCCAGTCCATTCCGGTAAACCGTCGCACCATTCAAACCGCATCGAATCCAGTAGTAGGCCCATTCGTTCGCTTCGTCATCAAACTGGTGCGTATAGCCGATGGACGATCCGTCCTCGATGATGAACCGCGCATTTGTGGTATCTCTTCCCCGGAATTTAAAAAAGATCGTGCAGGGAAAGACGGTCACAACCTCACTGTTTTGCTGCGTGTCGATCCCGAAATTCGATGTGACACCCTGCCCCTTGATTGTTACGTATCCATCGTGTTGAGTAACCGTCCCCCCGGCTGTTGGGCTCTGAACCCTCCAATTTTGGGTATAGTCGGTCATGAGGTCGACAAACTCCCATTCCGGAAGCCCTATTAACCTCAAATTTCCGTTTGGGTCGCTACCGGTATTCAGCCGGTTATTCTCCGGGCTTTCCCATGCCTCTTGATCCTCCCAGTTTCGGATAAAATCCTCCCCGGTTTTGGCTAGCTGGAGGAAGTCCCCGTCGGATATCGGGGCGGTGTTATTGTGCGTCCCCGTTTCCCAATTCCCGTCGATCGTTCCGGCAACATCCTCCCCTTCCCGCGCCAGGCGGAGATCGCTGCCATCGGCCACGACGTCCGTTAAGGTACCCCGGCTCCAGTCGCCAAAAATCTCCCTGACAATGTGACCTTGCAGCAGGGCCGATTTGACCTCGGCACTAGTGGCGTACGGGTCCGGCATTTCAAAAATTAGCTCTGCTTCGCCATAATAGAGGATTTGATCAAGGTTCGTCTCCTCGGATAGCACCGCCCGGTACACTTTGGTCGGTTCGTGGTCGTAGAAGAACGGGGCCGTCTCTTCGGTGTCCAACCAATCGGCCAGGAAGCGTCGCTTTTCCATTAAACCTTCCAGGGAATCCCCGTTTACCTTGATGACGATTACTTCCCGGCGGATGCCGACGTCCCGGCCTGCATGGTAGGCTCCCGGCTTACTGGGGACGGTGATATACCGCCGTTGGAGCGGGGGCAAGATGCTTCCGGTTATGCTTTTAACTCGTAACCAGGGAAAGTCTTTGGCGCTTTTTCCGTTGAAGTTGAACATTATAACCTCCCCCTCGGCCCGCGGGATTGTTCCAAAGCCATTTTGAACAGTTGGCGGGAAACCTTCTCGACGTCCGCCTCTTCGCGAATATGGAAGGTATTGCCCGTTACGATGATGTCTCCGACCGCAGCCTGAGCGCTGCCGGATGCCGCGGAAATCGCAGCAGGTTGGAGAGTAGTGGGGTTAATCTCCGGGATGGCGGCGTTTGCTAGCGCTTGGGCCTGATTCATGACATCCTTGACTGATTTACTCAGCCCGACTTCCAGACCTTCCCCCGTAAACTCCCCTAACTCGATCATCACCTTAGAAGGCGACGCGATCCGCAGGGCTTTTTTGATCCGGCTTGTAATCCCGCTGGCAATCTCCTGGGCTTTCCGGAAAACAGCCCCCGCCATAGCGGCAATTCCGCGCAGCAGACCGTTGATGATGTCCCGCCCGATGCTGTAAAGGTTTATCCCTTTCAGGTAGGACTTAATGCTATCCCAGATGGACCGGATACGGTCTTTCACTGCGTTCATCTTGTCGCGCGCCGCGTTTACGATATTAGAAAAGCGGCTCGAGACGACGGAAAGGATGTTAGATAGTACCGTACCGAAGTACGATTTAATCGCATTCCAGATCGTTGAAATGAGGCTCTTTGAGTTGTTCATTTGGTTTTGGATGGCGTCTTTCATCCCTTGAAAGTCCAAGGTGACTAACGACTTAAGGAATTGCAGGGCATTTTTAAAGGTGTTTTTGATCCAGTCCCAAACCGCGCCGATGATGGTCTTAGCGGCAGTAAGGGCGGCGTTAATGTTGGTCTTCATGGCCTCAAAGTTCTGCTTGACTAAATTGGCAATCGGCTTGATGGCCGCGGTGAACACTGATTTGATGGCATTCCAGATGCTTAAAAAGAACGCCTTAATCGCATTCCAGACGGCGATGGTATAGGCCTTGATCTCGTCCCAATAGGTGTAGATGACTACCGCCAAGGCAATGATAACGGCAATCGCCGCCGCGTAGGGGTTCGCCATGACAGTAGCGTTAAAAACCATGACCGCCGCCCGGGCAGCTATAAAGGCGTTTCGGACGGAGTTCACTACCCCAACGATTGTTGCGAACGATGCCGCAGCCGTGACGATCCCCAAGATGAGAGGCGCCCACGGCTCCAGCGCGTTTTTCACCGCAACGATCCAGTTAATGATGGTGGGGATTCTGTCCGCAATGCCGGTCAGAACGTTCTCGAATTGCTCCCCGAAATTTTTAACCATAGTCCGCATATCGGGGAGGCCATTTTTCTCCAGCATTTCGTCGATTTTTTGGATGATCTCCGCCACCCCACGCGCCACCGCGATCCGCATGTTGCTGAAAACGGCAGACCAGCTTGCGCCGGCCTCTCTGGCAGCCCCGGCGATTTTGACCACCCCGCCGGTGCCCTCCATCATGGCATCGGTCACGGTGTCGATAAACTGCTCTGCGCTAATCTCACCTTTTGACAAGGCTTCCTGCACTTCAGCTGCGCTCATGCCGGTGGCCTGTGCGTACATATCGACGGCAGGGATACCGGCGTCAAACAGTCGGTTTAATTGGTCCATATGGACCTTACCGGTTGTTAGCATCTTGCCGATGGCGTCGGTGACGTTCTGGAAAGTCTCATTCGAACCGTCACCGTAAAAGGCCACCGCATCACCCCAGGCTTCGACGTACTTCGTCGCCTTCCCGATCTCAACGCCGCGGGTTACAAAGTTCTGGGTACTCTGGGCGGCCACGTCCAGAGAATAGGACGTCCCCTTGACGATTTCGGTAACGCGCTCCAGGGCTTGGCGGGCTTTTTCACTACTGCCGGTGATCGTGGTCATGGTGGTCTCGAAAGTCTCCATGGCGTCGATCCGAGCGAAGGCGGTACGGATGGAGTCCCGGATCATATCGAACACTTTCGCCCCCGCGGCCACAAGACCCAGGGCGGTGACGATTTCCTTAATCCCAAAAGCCCCCGCTCTTCCTGCACCTTCTAGACCTCTCAAGCGCCGGTCGACGTTGGAGACTCCGCGGGCGACTTTCCCATCCTCAAGCTCGACATCGATTACTACCTTGCCGTCGGCCATCGTCTCTCCACCTTTCCCGGCTTACATCCCCTCATCGCTGGAGGTACTTTTTGGCCCTTTTCTCCAAAGCTTTATCAGCTCCCATGCGCTCGATTTCGTCGCTAATGCCCAGAACCAGCTGGGTAAAGTAGCGCGAAATGACCATAACGGAAGGCGACATTTCGTAGATCTTTTCAAAAGCCCCCTCTCCCAGGAAGGCGTCGAATCCTTGACGAAGTAGCTCCCGCACCTTTTCGACGTTCGTTTCGTCATCTTCCGCTGCTTGAATCTTTTCCAATTCTTCTTTGAGCCGCAGGGACTCCTTGCGGAAGTTCAGTACCGCCTCATCGGTCACCTTGAAGGTGAATTTAAGCTTCCCGATCTCGACGGGGATTTCCGGCTTTTGCTCTTCGATGCGAATCGCCATTCGCTTTACCTCCCTTTGCCCATGATTTCATCATCAGGGCGAGTTCATCGAATCTCCGGTCGATCTCCTCGACCGTCTCGATCCGGTCCAGACTGAAAGCTCGTTTCATCTCGATGATCTGTCGGCGCTCCTTCTGGTTGTACTTGGTCGGTGGCGGGACATCCATTGTCCGGATGGCTACAACCCGCTTGAACATGCTGTCATCGCTGAGCCCAACCAGCAGGGCTT